AGTAGTATTTTATAGGCTAGTACTCTTGTTTCAGGATCTTGCTCCTTAAACTCTTTCAATACTTCATTTTCTACTTCTGCTGTATTAACTTCCTCCTTCGTTAAAAATTCTAATAAAGTGATTTTGTTATCTACGATTTGATCAGTATCAACGTCTTCTTCTATGTTATATGATTCAATCAGTGTATAGACTGAAGCTAGTCTTTTATAGTTAGGTAGCTTTGTAGAGAAAAACGTATTGATATCATAATTATCTTTTATCTCTTTAATAAGACTATATTTCTCTCTTTTGAGAGACTTTCTGTTTAATTTAGATGAAGTTTCTAGAATTGTAGAAATTAATAGATTAGCTTTTGTTTCAGTAATAACATCTGATTTTAAAACGGACTCATAAAGCTTGTACTCTTTACCAAGTTGAGTTTTAACAAAATATCTTTTTACTAAATCTATGGCAGGTGAGTTTTCACCTTTTAAAGTATCTGCAGTAATCTGTCTTACAAGTAGTTCAAATAGAATACCAGTATTACGATACTTGCTATGTTTTAGCCTCATGAATTGTAGTTTTTATATAAATATTACTCTTTTAGTTGAGATTCATCTAATAAGCTTGATTTTTCTTCTTCTTTGGATATAGAAAGAACTTTCTTATCTAAGTTTTCTAAGATTGTTTTGTTTTTAAGAAGAGTTATCTCTGGTGTTTCTAATGTAAGGGGGCCTCCTTTAAAGTTAGGCTTAATATCAGAAGATCCCTTTTCTTTGTTACCTTTTGCCCCTAATCTATCTCTACCAAAGTTAGAATCTTGCTTATTCCTATTTGTAATCGAATCTTTTGGTCTACCCATCACAGATTTATCATCCTCATCATATCCGGGTGGTATATGATCATCATTAGTATAAGATCTCCCTTTACCATAAAGATATGCTAAATCATGTGGAGTTCCATACGACTTACCTGTTTGAAGAGGATCATTGCCTTCTTCTTGTATCTGATCTAATCTAAAGTTTCGTTTAGCGTCTTGTCTAATCAAATCTCGATATTCATCATATTGATCTTCACTAAAGTGAAATACATTATCATAAATCCAATCAGTAGGTAAGAGTTTTTGGTCTAGTAAAGTCTGTGCTAATTCAGCTTTTGATTTTAAAAGTTCAATTCTCTCTTGATCATATATAATAGAAGGTGTGGTCATTGATAATTCAAAATTTGTCAAAGACTCATTCGTGTACCCTTGTGAATATAAATGGACAAGTGCTATTTTATTTAATTCTGATAAGATAATTCTTTGTAGACGATCAATTGTACGAGCAAAACGAATATCCTCTGCTGCTAATGTTGCTTTACCCTCTAAATCTGCTTCATATCCAAGAAATGCTTTTGGAATTTTTAAAGCAGCGAATAACTTATCTCTTAGATATTCTACATCAGCAATACCATCGTAATCTAATCCTTTTGTAGTTTCAATTCTAGTTGCTGCATCATTACCACGAACTGGGATGTAAAAATCTTCTAACATGTTTTGCATGTTATACTTTAAGTTGTATTGACCAGTTTGGGGATCTACATAAGGAGTTCTTTTTAGATTTGAAATTGTTTTCTGCATAAAAGCATCAATTTCATTTGGTGGAATTGATCCTACGTTAATAAAGAATGATCTTTTTTCTGGAGCTCTTACAATTCTGTGAACAAGCATAGCATCTTCCATAAGTGCATATTGCTTGTATAATTTTCTTGCTGGCTCAATATATGCTCTACCATAAGGCAAGTAATTTGTATCTGCCACTAATCTAAAGTGTGCCATCTCGTAGTTGTCAAAAGTTATGACATTTGGTGAAGGCTTTTGACTAGGTGATGCGTAGTATCCGGAATCTCCACCTGTAAAACCGTCTGGGTTGTATTCATATATTACTTTTGCAGGATTATTAGGATCAAAGTTTTCTTTTCTTGCAATTGAAAAGGCTGTGTAGGGAGTTACATTATATACACCAAATTTTTCAGAAATATCTAACTTCAAAAAGAAATCACCATACTTACACATTTGACGAATCCAGCTCCATAAATTAAACTCAATGTTTAAGACATCGTAAAATAAGTTATAAAGTATTTTTTGAATATCTTCATTTGAAGAACGTATCTGTAAAACTTCTCCCATATCATTTTTGAGAGTAGATTCATCAGCTATAATATCTAAAGCAGATGCTATAATTGCATCTTGATCCATAACATCATACTCAGAATATAACTGTGTTCTTAGGTATTGATAATTTTGATTAAACTGTTGTCCGTATAATGAAGTAGGATTCCCACTATATAATCTTCCAAACCTATCTGCTAAGGAGTTAGTCTCAAACTCTCCAGTCGTTTGGATTGTATTTGTATCAATAGTACGTATTTCGTTACCTCCAACATTTCGTATTATTACGTCTGTTGAAAATAATCTTTTTAATCTACTAAATAATCCTGTGTTTGCCATTCTGTTAGCTTATTTTTATAAATATCACAATAACCAATTGATATTCTCTTTATTTCCATCCCCTAAATCTATTTCATAAGGATTTTTTACCCTTGGGTTTCCTTGGTTATACCCACCCTTATAGGCTGTTCTATTAACTCCTATATTACTTAATGCAGATTTGGTTATATCTATTCCCCTTTGTCTATATCTTAATGCAGTATCTCTTATGTACATTCCTATACCTAATGACATGACTAAATCATCATTATATCCCTTCTGTGCTTCTGCTTTACCTTTGTTCCAAACAAATACTCTAAGTTCAGAAGCTGTCCTTTTCGATTTTATTGTTACCGCCTTCTCATCAATATACTCAGCTAACTTACCAACTATCATAGGTCTTGTTCTGGATGACATTGTGAATCCAGCTGTCATTGTTGATTGGTCACCATAGGGGTCATAGTAACTATCAACAGAGGCCTCTCCTCTAGGAGTGAAATATAAGTTTTGATAGCCTATCTCCTGAATTGTTTGTAAAGTTGACCATCCTATTGAAGCATTCTCAACAACTAAAAGTGATTTATTATAGTAGGTTGCAGCTTCAACTAGTAAGTATCCGAATTCTTTTGTGGGGATCTGTCCCTTGTATTCTGCAACTTGTATATTATTCTCTAAATCAAAAATATGGAAAGCTGAATAATCCTTTCCGTCTCCACGAGCAACATCGGCTACTACAATATAATCCTTAGTATAGTCTGGATGTTCGAATATCCAATAATTTGCATCTTTACCTCTTCTTTCGACAGGATCAACTACTGTCATATTTTCTATATACTCTAAACTTTCTGGTTCAAAAACAGTTGTACCGCTAGAATTAAAGTTGCAGTCACATTCTTGTGCTGCCATTCTCAGGCCTAAAAGTTCATCTTGTTTTTTTCTCCAAGTTTTATCTCTTTCTGGGTGTAAATCCCAAGGGAGTTTAATTGGTATAAAATCATTCTCTGCTGCCTCTGCTTTAGCCCACATCATATGGAACCAGTTACCAATACCATTTGGTGTGGAAAGTACAATAGCACCACCACCAGTAGCTAATGTCTGTTGTGCTGATGCCCATGTCTCTTCTATATTATCAATAAAAGCTGCTTCATCAATAATTAGTAAAGATACTGCTTCTGATCTTGCTGCATCGGGTGATGAAGATTTTGCTTTGACACCAGAACCATTTTTTAATACTAAGGATAGTTTATTATACTCAGTACTTTCTACTTTCATCCAAGAAGGGAGATTATCATACATAAATTGCACTTTGTCTACTAAGTTCCTTGCTGTAGCTTGTGTAGTTGCTAATGCCAAAACATTCTTATTTTCATGAAATGTCATAAGCCACAGTGCATAACCAGCTGATAGTGTAGATATACCAAGTTGTCTTGATTTTAATATAATAGAATAAGGATGTTTACCTATTATCTTTAAAACCTTATCTTGAAATGGAAAAGTATTAAAATGTATTTTTCCTCTTTGGGGATGTGATATGTAACAATACTTTTTAAAAAAATGAACAGGATCTGCTTTACATTTAAGCAGTTCCATTTTCATAATTTTTTTGTAATCTTTATTAGCCATAATTAAATTACTGGTACCTGGTAATCTACTGCGATTCTTTTTTCATCGGTATATATTTCACAAGCTCTGTGTGGAATATTAGCGTCAAATATTAAGAATTGTCCTGGTATCATTGGGTATTTTTTGCCGTTCCATTCAAACTGACCTCCCCATTCTTGTTTCCAATTTGTGTTTAAAATTCCTAAAACTTTAAGACATTTTTTATTTGGTAGCATATCTGGATCAACGTGGATGTTATCGATTCGGTGTTCATCTTTTATAGAAAATCCACAATCTAACATATGTGGCTTAAAGTATTTACTCCCACCACTTGTATAAACCTTCATTAAAAGTGCTTCTGCAAAACCTAATGTTTTTATATTTTCTAAGGGTGAATTTTCACTAATATACAATTTAGCATGTCTATTTTTAAAATCTAATGAACCATGTCTAAAATTCCACCCTTCAGCATTTTCTACTTTATGCTTTAAGAAATCTAAAATAAATGGATGTACATTTGCTTTAATTGTCACAACTGAATCTAGAACAGGTGTGTAAGTTTTTAATCTTTCTTTTGTTTCTTCTGTAATCATTTATATTCTCAAAAGATGTTTAAAGCTAATACAGTTAAAACAGCTAATCCTGAACTCATTTGAAAGATTTTAGTCTTAGCTTTTTGTTTTTTAAGATCTGCTTGTAACCTTTTATTTAATTCAAAAGATGTTCCTAATTGTTCATCTTTGGTTCCTACTATGTGTTCGTAATTTATGATTATTTTATCTTTCTTACTTAGTATACTATCTAATACAAGAATCTTGTCTTTAAGTAAAGATACTTCCTCATCAAGCAATTTTACTTCGAACTTTGCTTTATCTCCTTCCAATAAATCAGTAACTACTAATCGTGCTACTTTCGGTTCTAGTTGAATCAACTGGGTATCTTGTGCTAAACCATAGCTCAAGTTCAGTGTCATCAAGATCAAGAACATCTTTAAGGTAGTATTCATATGATCTAATTATATCTACTCTCTTTTGTTCAACAATGTCTATTTCTCTATCCAAAGAGTCTGAGACTAGTCCCAATTGTACTATCTCATATTTAAGTCCTACATTCTTAGTGGCTAACGAGTCAACTTTTTTCTGTAACTCAGTTATCTTGTTTTGATAATCTTGCACATAGTCTTCATCGTCAATCCAAAATTGATAGAAATTAAACGCAATAGATATTATTAAAATACCAACAATAATATACGCATAATTCCTAGAAACTACAACCTTTGTCATGATTTTGTATATTGGTTTTCTAAAGACTTTGAAGAATTTAGTCTTTTTTTTTAGTTTCCATTGTGATGCCGAGTTCATCAGCAAGTTCTTTAGTTTTAGTTAGTTCAGTATTGATGTCTTCAATGTCTTGTTTTGAAACTTCTTCTAAAGTTTTGATAATTTGCTCTCTAATATATTTTTTGAACTCAGATACTTTCATCTAACATATTTTATTATAAATATGCTATTTTTCAATCTTTATAACTAAATCAGTCATACCCTTATGAATTCTGTGTATTTGACCCTCCGGTATTATAAGAATATCCCCCTTGCTAAGGTTCATCGGCAGCTCATTATCTCTTTGGAATCTCCATCCTTCACCTTCTAATATTGTTATAACCCTATTCTGTTTGTCAGTATGCCATACTAAATCAGAATCTCTGACATCATGTTTAAAAACTCTTATGTTTTTTTGGTCAGTATAAGGATTTGACATTAACCAACTCTTTTTACAGATCCTATTACTGAAGGTATTTCTGGTACAGGTCCATTTGCTGGATCTTCTTTTAAACTAGTATCAGTACTTTCACCTGTCCAGTATAACTCTATATAATCAGCATCATTTAGTGCAAGACCTAAAATACTCACTGTAACAAGCTGTGCTGAAGGTTGTGAATCGTTTTTTCTTGCTGGTAAAGTCATTTGCGTTGCTGAATTGGAGAAGTTTGACCCATTATATTTTACCCAAAACCAAGAATCCTTTGGTTGGTTAGATGAATTTGCTACTTGTGCTACAAAATTAAATTCATATGCACCTGCTTTTTCAAAATGTATTTCACTACCCGATATTAAATTAACCCCTTTTGATGCCCATTGGCTCGTAAAAGTAACGGCTTGTTCAGATCCTGAAGTAACTAATGCTTGAGAGGCAGTGGAAAAAATAGATAGGTAAGCCGATTCAACAAAAGATGATGTCAAATATGAATCTAAATCAATATCAAATGAAGAAGAATCTCCTTTTTCAAAAACTAGAGATGATCCACTAAGTGAACCAGTAACCATTAAAGAACCTGTATCAGATGGAAGTAAAAAAGAACTTGTGTTTACACTGTTTCTAATATTCTTCTCTACATTTTCGTAAGTTATTTTCTTTGTCTCGTTATTATTTACAATAGCAAATACATCAGATCCTGATGGAGTAGTTACTGCATTTAATTGAGTTATCCTTTTATCTGCCATTATAAATAAACTTTATCACCGTCTTCTTGTAATATATAAAAATCATCCTCTTGAAGCAAATACCCACTTAAAGGCTCTACAGGAATATACCTATCACTACTATAATTATCCTCTTCTGATCCTCCTTTAGTTCTCCCTTCTAACCATTTAAGATATGCAATTCTTTGTAATTCAAGTTCTTGTAAATAAAAATTATATTGTCTTATCTGTTCATTTTCAGATAATACCCTTATTTGATTAAGTTCTTTGAATTGAGGCCAAAGTATTTCATAAAAAATGTCAACTTTAACCATATGGTTATTTTTGTATTACTATAGTCCCATTTTGAGGATTAGCGAATCTCACAAATACATTATCTGCATCAACCAATCTAACAGTTGCTGGGACAATCATCTCATCTGATGTATCATATGCTTGAACAAGTACATATTTAAAGTTCAAGTTATGGGTAAAAGTGTACTCCCTTGCATCAGTATTAAATGATTGAGTATACTGTCTTGCAGTTTGATCTAAAGCAGTAGCAGCCACATCTGCAAATCCTGCATGAGATGAAGAAACAGCATATGAAGCTGATTCTTGAGTTGCCAAGGAAGAAGATGCTACTAATGCAAAAGATGCTGTGGTAGCAAATGATGAAGATTCAACACTTTTTATAATGCCAAACCCTGTTGTACCTGAACCATCTGTAATAAGTACAGATCCACTAGTTGCTCCATCCTCAGTGGGATAGGTTACACCATTTATGCTAAAATTACCAGAAGGAGCTAAATTAAATGCGTCATCTCCCCTTAAAGCATCCGTTAGCTGTAATATCTGGTCAGCTAATACTAATTCGCCATCGGCTATGCCAGTTTCTGATATATTTCTAGCCATCTGTTTTTATAATAAATATTTTACCAAAAGGTATTCATGTTACCGCCTAATCCTAATAACTTAGCATATCTAGGTAAATTACAAGACCAGTACCCTGCTTTGGTTTTATCTTTCTTTTTTTCACAATTATGACGATCAGCAAAAGCCTTTCTAGCTTCAGGATCGTTTATCTTTGATTTTAGACCTCCTTTTACATCTCCAAAGTTCACTTGAATAACATTTCCTTTATCATTCTTTACATAAACTTTATATTTTTTTGGACCAGAACTTCTCATAGGTTTGTTTAAATTAACATCCCTACCTTTATATTCTGCCTCATTCATTTTTTCCATTTTAAAAGCATCCGAAATGATTTTTCCAATGTAGGATTTTATATCTATATCAGATTGTCTGAGTAATGGATACCAGTCATTCATTATATTTTTGACTGTTATCATAAAAGTTGGATTGCTAAAATCCGATTTGTATGCCCAAATAAGACCATGTAGATCTTCTGTAAAGTTATGTAATTGATTGTAGAAATCTTCAGATGAGTCTTCCTTTAACATAGGAAGATCTAATGGTACCATTTCACCTTCAAACTCTCCAAAATGTCCTAAGTTTGATTCAATAATAAATTTATCAGAATCATTTACGTCAATTACATTTCTTGAATATAATTTTCTTGCTTCTCTAATTAAAGACAGATGTGCATCTGATCCAATTCTAAATTCTGTTTCGTGTAAAGGAATCTTATTGTCAATATGGTATTTTAATTCTTCAGACAATAAATGAGAAACTTTTGATTCTTTTAAAACTACTGCCTTATTACAATTACCACATCCACACTTACACCCTTTATCTTTTTTAAGTGGTTTTTGAAGTGCTTCTTTAATAAGATTATCTACTCTACCTAAATTCATTATGCCTCTGGTGTTGTTTCAACATCTATATCAATGTCAGTTTCTTTTTCTTCTCCCTCAGTCGGCTCCTTTTTCTCACCATAAGAAAGTATTCTAGCTATAGACTCAGCTGCTCTTTCTTCTTCATCAAGATTTAAAAGATAATATTTTTTACCTTCTACTTGTGCTATCCAACTCCTGTCTGTAAAAATTAACATGAAGTTTTCTCCATTAAGTAAATTTATTCTAAAAGTAGTTGGTCTAGGAGCAACCCAATCAATTGAATCTAAGAAATCGTCAAATTGAACTGTAAGAAGATCTACTATGACAGTTTTAAGTTCAGGAAATTTAGTTAGCTCATCATATTCTTGAGCCTTTCTATCAATTTCCTGCTTATCTGCATATATGTTTAGAGCAAGGGCTCTAATTTTATCTTTAAGCTCCTGTCTTGTCATTATCCTGCTTTAATAGCACCACAGACTTTTTCTGCAGTTTCCTTACTTCCGTATCTTTTTGTTTGATCAGCAATACACTTGTCCCAAGGATATTTACCTTCAGCCATAAACTTACTTAGTTTTTGAAGTTTTGTTTCCTTTACTTCGTTTACTGATTCTTGGATGTCTACAACTTCAATATCAGGCTCCATCATAGAATCAATGGCAGCTATTTGTTCTTCACCATCTAAGTAATGTTTTGCTGCTACTATATAATCTCTTGCTTTAATAATTTTACCTTGCCACCAATGTGGGAAATCAACTTCTTCCCCCATTTTATCATATTTATCCATCATCTCATATAATTCAACTGCATATTTTGCAATTCTATATAAATCTGATTTTAACATATGTGGCTCATTGTCTGTATGACCTACTTCAACGTCAATACCTTCACTCATCTTCTCATTATACTCACCCTGCAAGATCTGCATGATTGTTCTGACATCCTCGTCTTCTACCCTACCGTCTTTTACCTGTGAGGCAATATTTGGGTGATTTTTTTTAAGATACTTTCCGAATTCAGTAGCTTTTGTAAGTGCATCTTTTTTACTCATCTTTTCAAGTCCATAGCTTGCTGCGGCTGTTGGTCCTAATATCATCAGTCCTGTCATGATTATGTCATAAAGACTTGTGGCTGCAAGTGGATCGATCTCCTCCTTTACTCCCTTAGATTTATCTATAATTGCTTTTTGTAAGTTATCTGGTAAGCCTTTTTTCTGATTCCCTTTTAGTTCAGGTGCATCATCATACTTTTTAGTCTTTTTTTCAGATAGAGGCTTAGATAAAGAAGATTTGATCATCTCAGCTACTCTTTGTGCAGTAGAAGTGGCAATAGCATAATCTAGGGGTTCAAGTTTATCTTTACCTCCTTTTTCTTTTTTTAATGCTTTTAAAACATCTTCTTTTTTCTTTTCCTCAGCAGGAGTAAGTTTAGCCTCTTTCATGTACAAGATTATTTTTCGTTTTCGAATACGTCTTCTCTGGGTGGGTAGTTATACGCTCTTTCTAAA